CATAGCACTCTAACGATTTCGACACGTCCGACCGGTATATACTAGTTACTATAAAACGATATCGTAAACGGGTATATATTACGTTAAAACGGGGATATACGGGTCCTATTACACCCCGGGAATATTCTTCCCCACATACTACAAAAAAATCTCTCTAACCTTCTTCGTATGTCGAACTGGAATATTCATATTAACACCTCCTCCAAGTTTTTTGGTTTTCCAGGTTATTTTTCGTATATTACTTACCAACATAAACACTAATTTATGACTCCAGAAGATTTTTCAAACTACTCGTTACACAAAGACGATAATCTATTTATATTTTCAGATCCCGATAAGTTGGATGGGAAGAAAGAAGAGATGTTTTTTGATTATTGGCACCCTCTTATTAATGGTTGGAGTTGGAGTATATCATTTGATGATTATGATTTGGAAGATGGTGTATACCCCTTTAGTTTAGAGTTGGGAGGTGAGATATTTGAGGGTTATGCGTTTGTTTATCATGGATTGATAAATGCTCAACACTTATTATCACAACTACCCTCTAGAAAGTATGATGGTATTAAGTTTTTGGAATATATGGAGGAAATCGATGGAGTGTTGGAGATATATTGTAATTGGTAAAGACCGTTTTACCAAAATGGGTTTTTTCCATAGTATATACAAAAAGAGTCTCTCTAAAGATTTTTTTTCGTCGATGCTGATATATTTCGTATTTTGTTTGGCTACCGTAGATATTCATCGTATATTTACGACGTAATTAATAATAAAGGTTATGACTAAAACACAATTAAAAAAACAACAGACAAAAGGAATTATTGAATTACTAGAAAGTAAATTCAACGCTACTGATTTTGATAATGATGCTGGTAGTTACTTTACATTCTCTATTGGTCGTTTTGAAGGATCATTAATGCGTAGTGATTTTGAAGTAATGATGCATGATAATATTAAAATGGGTCCTGGGTTTACTGATGAGGAGTATAGTATTAGAGATGCTGCAATTGTATTAGAAGATAATATCAATAAAGCGATAGGCAATTTTTTAGACATGCCTGGTTTTGAAGGAACAAATAATGCATTAAAAAGTTTAACAATTTTAAAATAAAAGTTATGAATAAATTCGATTTACTTACATTTAAAGATTCAGAAATACCTAAAGGTGTTACTGCAACAGTAGAGTTTCCAAATGGTTGGGGAGCATCAATCATCCAAAACGATTTTAGTTATGGTGGTAAAAGTGGATTATTTGAAATTGCTGTTTTAGATAGTGATGGAAATATCAACTCTCAAACCGATATAACAGATGATGTATTAGGTTGGCAAGATGGAGATGATATCGATAAAGTATTAACCGCTATATCTAAGTTAGATTCGGATGGTGTATTACCTAAAGGAGTTACCACATAATATTTGGTTACCCAAGAAATGATTCGTATATTTACGACATATTAATAAATTAAAATAAAAGTTATGAAGTATCAAAAAGAGTTTATCCTTATTATCATCATTACGTTGTTAATGAATTCAAACCTATTAGCTCAAGGATCGTATGATCACTCAGTTGAAAGTAATTTTACAGAGTTACACCAATGTGATACACATGAGGGGAAGAGTGATAGAAGAAAGATTAGACGTCATATGAGAAAAGTAGGTGGTAAAGTGGCATTTTTGGTGAAGAAAAATCATAGACAATATATGGTTTTTTATTTTCAAAAAGGTACATCAGGTAGTTATAGACCTAGAAGATCATCATTTAATCTATCATTTAACGTAATATAATGAAAACTGTATTAGAGATTATATTGTTTTGTTTAGTTATTTACGGAATACTAACAATGTGTTAAAAAGTAAAGTAATACGAGGGGTATTTGGTTATATTAGATATCCTTCGTATATTTACGACATATTAATAATTAAAAATAAAGGTCAAATGAAAAAAGTAGTATTATTATTGAGTTTAGTTAGTTTGGTTACAAGTTGTACATCAGATGATTTAGAGGTTTTGGATTCAATGGATATTGTAGAGTCTAAAGGTTGGTTTTCTGAAAACGTGCCTGGTAAAACAGTTGTTGTTGCAGGTTCAACTTTAGAAGATGGAGCTGTTGTATGGATTAATGAGAAAAAGATTGTTTTAGGAGAAGGTGAAGCTACTGGTTTATACCAAAAGAATAGTAAGATTTATATTACTGGTTGGGAATATGGTGGTCAAGGTAGTGTTTGGAGTATGAATTTAGATGGTTCTGATGTAAAACGTGATGTACTTGAAGGGAGGTTTTCAGAAGGTCAAAGAATAACTNTCCATAATGGAAATATATATGTTGGNGGTTNNTTTGATAANGGTTCTTGTTATTGGAAGAATGGTCAAAAGAAGAATCTTACAGTAAACGCTGATTCTATGAGTTGGGATATTGCGTTTGATGATAACGGTAATCAATTTAACGTTGGTTATTATATGAAATCCCATTCACTAATACCATCATATTGGAAAAACGGTCAAAGAAAAAAATTAAGTAGACCAAAACACGGTGATGGTGAAGCAAAATATATCAAAGTCGTTAATAATAAGAAGTTTATTGGTGGTACTACGTCAGCTCCACATAACTTTCTAGGATATATAACTAAACCTACATATTGGGTAGGTGGTCAGAGAAAAACAGCAAATATCGGTTCGATTAATGATGGATGGCAAAGTTCAGAAGTATTCGATATGTTTGTAGATGATCAAGAAAACGTATATTTAGCAGGTTATGCTTTAAATATGGAAGCAGAATTCCCAACTTATTGGAAAAACGGTGAAAAACACATCGTTGGTGGAGGAGCAGGAGTAATAAGAGGGATTGAAGTAGTTGATGGTGAAGTAATAGCAGTAGGTACACAATCATATTTTCCAGGAACACCATGTGTGTGGGTTGGAAACGAAACCTATGTATATGGAGAAGGAGAAAGTGGTGAAGTTTGGGATATGTTAATAATAGAATAATAATACCGGTCCTATAGCTCAGTTGGTTAGAGTAGCTGACTCATAATCAGTTGGTCCTTGGTTCGAGCCCAAGTGGGACCACCAACACCCCCTAAGTCTTAGATTTAGGGGGATTTAGTATAATATTGTCCCTTGGTGTAACTGGCAACACGTCTGATTTTGGTTCAGAAGAGTATAGGTTCGAGCCCTATAGGGACAACTAAAAAACCAATATAATATGAAAAATCTAATATGGGTATTGTTATTATCATCTACACTAATATACTCTCAGAAAGGGTGTATGGTATATGGTAAAATAAAGTTTGTCGAATATAACGAAGACTATCGAGTTAAGTTCGTATCCAAATACGGAGAAGATCTAAAAGTAAAGTTTGTCAACTATAACGAATATGAAGTTGGGAAATGGAAAGTAGTCGAGTTCAATCCGGATTGGAAAATCAAAATAGTAAAGTATGATCCCGATTTCGTAGTTAGGGAGGTAGAATATTTCCAAGGATGTAGACAATAAANNNATCTNTNANNCACGCCGTATTCCCAGTATTAACGCGCTTACCCAACGTTAACCAACACAATATGAGGAGATATAACGATGTATACGAAGATTAAAATAACACCAGTATATCCACCGACGGATTCTTCCCATCCACATACGAAGAAGTGTATATGTGTGGGAAAAGATAAGTAAGTTTTTAGGTGTGTCAAGTATATATGGACGTACAAGTTGACGTAGTCGATAAGGAGGATGGGGTGTGTAAAAAAGAGTCTTCGGGCTGGTTTTATTGTTAATATTTATAATAAACGAAATAATCGAATATGTTAATAGCAAAAGTAAACCCTGGAGATTGGTTACACTTTATCGAAAGGAAAGATAATAAAGGTTTATCTATATTGGAGTTAAAGGAAAAATATAGAGATGAGAAAATCTTATTCGAAAACTATATAACTAACCTTGACCAACATAAGTTAATGATTGCTCAAATGTCTGCTGGTGGAAGTGTTGAGGAAAAAACACCTCCCCCACCACCTACCTTTATTATGAGGGTTGTAATCCCAACAGCAGGGTTTACCTTTAAGGTAAATCTTACTAAAGAGGGTGGAGCTACTGGTTATAATATTGATTGGGGTGATGGTAATATAGAGGATGGTAACGGTACTCCATCTCACGTGTATGCTGCTTCTGGTACTTATGATATTCGTATTATTAGTGATATGGATAAAATCGAACAATTGACAGGTGGTGTGACTGCTGATATGAGTGCTACTATTACCCATATATTAAATTGGGGTGATGTTCAATGGTCATCAACCAACCAAATGTTTCGGGGATGTACTAATCTAATTAGTTTACCAAGTAGTTCTCCTGATTTGAGTAATGTTACTGATATGGGCTATATGTTTGCATCTTGTACTAACTTTGATTATGATATTTCTAAGTGGGATGTTTCCAATGTAGTCGATATGGATCAAATATTTGCTGAAGCCATATCCTTTGATCAAAATATAGGTAATTGGGATGTTTCCAATGTGACTAATATGAGTGGGATGTTTTATAGTACATCAAACTTTAACCAAGATATTGGTGGTTGGGATACTTCAAGTGTTAACAATATGGATGGGATGTTTATTCTTACAACATTGTTTAGTCAAGATATTGGAGGTTGGGATGTTGGGTCTTTACGATCAGCCTTACAAATGTTTTACGCAAGTGGTATGACAACAGCTAACTATGATAGTTTACTTATAGGTTGGGCAAATAGTCCACGTCAACAAAATGTAGGATTTACCAGCGATTTAACATATTCATCAGCGGCTTTAAGCGCTAGAACAACATTAGTCAATACACCATGGACTATATCTGATGGTGGTCAAGTATAATATGAAATATATAATAATAATATTTTCTTTTTTTATAATAGGATGTGGATCTTATACACATACTTCATTTAGTCCTAAGATAAAGAGTTTACTTGCTATAACCGAAGCAGGAGATACTGTATCTGTTTCAATGAAGGATTTTGAAAGACAAAAGTATGATAATTATACAAGATTCAACTACAATAATAACTGGTACTGGAACAACTGGCACTACAACAACAATTGGGGATGGAATCGAAGATGGGATTACCAGCCAAATAGATATTGGTGGAATAACGATCCTAGGTATACTAATCCTAATAGGGTTTATCGCTCATCTAATAGACCGAAAGTTAAACCAAAACCAAGACCTAAGACAAGACCAGAAATACCAAGAACTAGACCACAAAGAGTTAGAGTAAATACGCCTAGAACCAGAACTACACCAAGTGTTATTCAAAGAAATAATGTAGGACGTAGATCAAGTGGAGGAAGTCGTGGTCTTAGTAATATTAAGAAAAAACAATAGTATTTATAACTATATATAAGGTTGTAAGTAAATTTATAATCATTACACATTGTTTGAATTGGAAATAGCAATCTTAGTAGTAGTAATAAGTGCCGTAATAGGNCCTTTATTGGTAACTCGTTACCGTCATTATCTTAATAGTAAATCTAAGATTGACCCCATAAAATCTGTTATTGATTATAATAACCTAGTGGATGATCAGTTAGAACAACTCAAAGAAGAGTTGGATGCTGACCGTATTTGGATATCTCAGTTCCATAATGGTGGGAACTTCTACCCCACAGGTAAATCAATACAAAAGTTTTCTGTATTCCATGAAATATGTACTCCTGGTGTTAACCATATAAGTGAAACTTTTAAAAATATTCCTGTTTCTTTATTTTCTAAATCCATATCACATCTATATAGTGATGGGGAAATATTAGTCCCTAACTATTCTAAAGAGGATAATTTTGGTTTAAAAACGTTTGCTGATGGGACTAATGCTAAATCATCATATTTGTTTGCTTTAAACTCTATTAACGATGAGTTTATAGGTACTTTAGGAATAGAGTATTGTTCTAGAGTAAAGAAGTTAAACGATGATCAACTTAATGATGCACGTACTAAAGCTATTACTATAGGTACTTTATTAAGTACTTACTTATACGAAGGTAAGAGAAAGTAATACACATTCTATTTGGCTACCCAGGCTATTATTCGTATATTTACGTTGTAAATAAGTAATAATAATTAAAAAATAAAGGTATGTTAAATTATCAAAGTCAAGAGTTTAAAAGTTTAGAAGAGTTAAAAGAAACAACTCCATCTATTTTTACCAAAAATGGTAGTAGTAATACTTCAAAGAAGTATACCCACATTCCTACTGATACTGTAGTCAAAGATTTAGAGTTATTGGGTTGGGGAGTAGTTGATGCTAAAGAAGTTAAAGCTAGAAAAAATGTTGGGTTTCAAAAACACTTAATCGTATTTCGTAATCCAGATGTAGTCATCAATGGTCAAAATGGTGATACTGTTTATCCACAAATATTATTGACTAATTCGCATGATGGTAAAAACGCATTTAGTTTTCAAGCAGGATTGTTTAGAATGATTTGTGAGAATGGTTTAGTTATTGCTACTAAGCAGTTTGAAAATTATAAAATCCGTCATATGGGTTATGATTTTGAAAAGTTACAAGGTGTAATTAAGGGTATGATTTCAAATCTTGATTTGACAGTTGAGTCAATGAATAAGATGAAAGAAACTGAGTTAAATGAAGAAGAAGTATTTAATTTCGCTAAAACCTTACTTAACTTAAGAGTTAGAAATGGTAAAAATACGTTTGGTGATGATGCTGTTTTGGATGTTTTACAATCACAACGTTTAGAAGATAACGGATTTGGGTTATGGGAAGTATTTAATCGTGTTCAAGAGAATATTGTTGAAGGTAATTTCCAATATAAAACCTCAAAGGGTAGGGTTAGAAAAGCAAGACCTATTACTAACTTTAGACAAGATATGAATATTAATGCTAAAATGTATGAGCAAGCTTTAACATATACACTATAAAAATAATTATGATGGAAAATTTGATATTATTAAAAACGATTTTAGACTTAGTAAAAACCACCCCTAACGATATGGAGTTAGGGGGTAAAATAAGAGAGATTGTGTCTATTGTGAAATAGTCATATTTATAATAAAATACACCAATTATGGAATTATACGAAAGTGCTTTTAAGAAGTTTCTCAATATGGCTAAAGTAATGAAGCTAGTTGAGGTAGGGGATGAGTTTGATACATCTGGCGCTATCACTTTTAGTAAAGCTAAGGAATTGGGTGTATTACCTATGGATGGGGAAAATAGTAATCCTACACTAAGAGAAAAAAATCTACGTTATTTTACAATCACTAAACCTAACGATAAGGGTTTTAGTAAAGTGATATATTGGATTGAAAAAGAGGATGCTGAAAATGCTGGTGATGATTTTGTCTTAGACACCAGCATTGACACTTCTATCTACTCATAATTTAATATCCTTTTTGACTAGCTTCACCGGATATTACTCCATGTAAGTATATTTTGATTTCCTTAATGCTGTCTTTCAGCGTTTTAACGTCGTTATCTTCTTTGTTAGCGAGGGTGTTGATAGATGATTCTACCGCGTTTAAACGCTCTGAAAATGCGTTTATTTCGCGGTTAAACGTAGCGGCATCAGCAAAATCAGATGTAGATATATGTTCTCTTATTTCATCTAGTTGTTTAGTGGTCATTTGAATCCACTTTTCGTAACTATCAGCTATTGTGGTTTGATTTTTCTTTATAACATTATAGTTTTTATTTATTGAACCATATTGATATAAAAGTATTAATAATAGTGTAAGTTGAATTCCGCTTATAAAAAATATTGCTAATTCCATAGTTTGTTTTTTAGTGTGTAGATATAATATAAATAGATAAGTTAACCACTCCACCCTATCTTATAAGAAGTATTTGGATGTCGTAGATATGTTTCGTATATTGACATCAACATAAACATAAAAATAAAGATTATGAACAAAGATCCACAAAGATTTACAAGAACACCTTATTTTGAAAACCCAGCATGGTTTACTGAACCAGTTGTTGATGAAAATGGCAAGGTATTAAAACCTGCTAAGAATTTTTATTATGATGGTAAATATAAGGTTGCTGGTGAAAATCATGTATTTATGCTTGAAGAAGAGATGGAATCATATGGTAGTGAAACAGCAGTTGTGTTTGAATCAACACAAAAGTTTTGTTTGATTGCTGATGAAAACCCTAATAATATGTTTGGTAGACAATATGTAGAAACTGAAGATAATAGATGGTTTGATATTACTAATGTTTACCAACTTGAGGTAGGTGAAAAATTTAAATCTAACAAAATTCAACGTATATTCGATTTTAATGAGTTTTGTACGTATTTATCCACGAATAAGCACGATCGTGTGTTAAAACAGTTATTAACTAAAAATTAGATTAAAAATGACATCACAAGAAATTAAAGAACAAATTGATGCGTTGTATGAAACGTTTTCAACAGAACATGAAGCAAAGTCAAAAGCAGCTCACCAACGTGCTCGTAAAGCTATAGGTAGTATTAAAAACCTAGTGACTGAATATCGTAAAGCTTCTGTTGCTGAAGATAAATAGACATATCAACACTTTTGTATTAAGGGGGACACATATGTGTTCCCTTTTTTATTTGGGTTATTAATATGGTTTTCGTATATTTATAACATATGATTAATAAAAACGATTTATTTAACTTATTTCCTGAACCTAATAATAGGGGTATGGAGGATATAACTGATGCTGAGATTGAAATTGAGGTACAATTATCTACTCACTTTAAGGTTGGTAAGTTTAAAAAATTGATTGAAAATCATGAACTATTCTTTGAGCACTTTAAACGTGGAATAAGTAAAGCAGGAGGTGAAAGTATGGATCCTGCTGATAGTAAAAAGGTGGCGGCATTTGTTGTTTTTAATCGTGCTTGGCATTATATCAAAGATGTAGATTTAGATATTAGAGAGGATGTATTGGATTTAACTTTATTTAATCCCCATGATCTAATTTACGTCTTACACTTAGCAATCCAGTTTTTTGAAGGTGGGGAAGAATATGAAAAATGCGCTCACTTATATAACATCCAACAATTTCTTAAAGGTTGGTGTAAGTAGGTTGGATCCCTAGAAGAGGTTTATTACCTTAACCCCATAAATAAAAACATTACGAAATATTGATAACAATATATGATAAACTATTAAAAATAAATAGTGACAAATATATAGAAAAATCAAGGTATAAAAATATAAAAATAAAACAAATATACTAAACTATAATACTATGAAAAATAGAGATTTGTATAGTCGAAATTTGGAGGCTATGAGAGCTAAAATCCAAATGGCTAAAAGAGCAGTAGAGCAACGTTACCCTGTTCGAGATTTTGTCAAACTATTAGATGAAGTTGAAGAATTGAGACAAAGTGTTGAAGATGCTGTTGATCGAGAACCAATGGATGGACATGAATTAAATAAAGTAAAATAAACCTAAAATAAAAGTTATGGAAATGAATGCACAACAATTACAATCGAACTATGATGAGTTAATTTCGTATATTGAAAAATATATTGAATCACCTCGTAAAGAGAAAGTATTAGATTTTTATAAACGATTTGAGGATAGATTAATTCTATTACCTGCTGCTCACAAATCTGCCTACCACTCGGCATTTGCTGGTGGTTATGTGTTTCACGTTAATAATGTGATTAAAAACGCGTTAGTGTCATTTGATGTATGGCGTCGAGCTGGTAGTAATCTAGTTGATATCACGTTGGATAACATTGTATTTTGCGCATTAAATCACGATTTAGGGAAAATGGGAACCAAAGATGAAGATAGTGTTTACCCATCACAAGATGAGTGGCGTAAAAAGAATCTAGGTGAATTATATAAGTTTAATACTAACCTAGCATATATGACTGTACCGGATCGTTCTTTATTCTTATTACAAGAGGCTGGGATACCAATGAGTCAAGATGAATATATTGCTATTAAGACACATGATGGGCTCTATGACGAAAGTAATACACCATATTTTAAATCATTCATTCCAGAAAATAGGTTTAGAACACCTTTAGCATTAATCATACATGAGGCTGATATGAGAGCAGCACGTATTGAGTGGGAACAACAATATTTACCCACTATAGGGAAAGATAACTTGGCTAAGCAAAATACTAAACGTAACTTCAATACCAACAATAATAAATCAAAAGCATTAAGCTCTGTTAAATCAGCAGGATTAAAAAACATGCTTGATAACCTATAAGAATGATTACAGAACACTATATCATAATCTTACTATCAGTATTAATCGTTGTATTTTTATACACAACGTTTAATCTATTACGTAAAAATGAGAAATATGAAGACCTTATAGAAGGGTATAGAATGTTCATCATCAGATTCCAACAACAAGTTAAGGAATCGGATAAACGAATCAAAGAAATCGATTCAAAGGGCACGTTCAAATCAGACGACGAAGTAGGTTACTTTTTCAACGAATTAAAGAAAATCCAAGACTCATTAACTAACTTCAGAGTCGAGGAATAAACTCACAACATGCCAAGAAAAGCAGCCCCAGGTAGTTCTAGATACTACTTTACAGACGAAACTGAAGATGCCATTGTAAGATATAATGCGTCTACTGATTTCGATGAACGTTCTAAGATTTATGGAGAAGAAATACACTATGCCTTCTTCAAACTAACTCAGAATATTATCCACACATTTAAGTTTTATTATACTGAAGTAGATCAGATAGAACATCTCCAACATGAGATTATAACATATTTACTCTCTAAAATCCACTTATTTGATCCAACCCGAGGTGCTAAGGCATATTCTTATTTTGGAACTATTGTAAAGCGATGGTTAATCCTATATAATACTAAAAATTATAAGAAACGAATCCAAAAGGTACCTGCTGAAGAGTTAGATAAAAACGATGACTTTAGATATAACCCAGGTGAAGAGGTAGTTAAAAGTGATTTGGATAAGTATATGGATTTATTTGTAAATCATGTGTCAACAAATATCTTTGAGTTATTTCCTAAAGGTAACGATGCTCAAATCGCAGATGCTATTTTAGAGTTATTTCGTAAAAGAGAAAATATAGAGATCTTTAATAAAAAAGCATTATACATTTATATTAGAGAAATGGTAGATGTTAAAACACCAAAGATCACTCGTATAGCTCAACAACTACATACTATATTTAAATCAGAATATTTATTTTATCTAGATAACGGATACGCTAAGTTTTAATATCCTTAATATTTATAATAAAATACTATGGGTAAATTTGATGATAAAATATTTGGTAAGAAAAAATTCTCCGATATACTTCAGGAAATCCACGAAAACCAAAATACTAGAGGTGCTCAAATCATAGGTCTAATCTCAGAGTTAAAACCATTAATCGAAGATATTGGTGATGCTACTCTTATTGTTCCACTAATCAAAGAATATATGGAACTAGGTATCAAAAATGATGAAGTATTAGTTAAGATGGCTACCATAGTTCAAAGAGCAACTCAAAACAAGGGTGGTGATGTAGAAACTACATTATTAACTGAAGAAGAAAAAGCACAACTTTTAGGAGAAATAAAGAGACTACCAGAATCTAAATAATGAGTAAACTAGGATTTGCAGCATTAAACGATAACTTAAATCAGGTTGATGTATCTGGCTTAGCAGTCAAATCAAGTGATTTAAATAATACCTTCCAAACTGGTAGGGTATTAAACGTTATCTTAGATGAAAACTCAAATAACTTTGAGGGTTATGGTGAGTGGAATGGTATAGGAACTATTGAGTTTGAGTTAGTAAACTTCCAATCACCTAGATCAGGAGGTAAAACTATAGCAACCCCACTACTATCCAATAATAAAAAATATCCTTTAGTAAACGAGTTAGTATTGATATTTAAACTACCAGATACAGGTTTAGGAACACGTACTGGGTCAGAAAAGTTTTATTATTTAAATACACTTTCACTTTGGAACCACCCACACCATAACGCATATCCCAACCCCTTAAAACCCCAATCAGACGAACAAACACAAGATTACACTCAAACATCAGGTGGTAACGTTAGACGAGTTAAGGATGGTTCAACTGAAATAGATTTAAATGGAGAATCAGGTGGTACTTTTGTAGAAGAAACTAATATACATCCTATATTACCCTTTGCTGGTGATAATATAGTTGAAGGAAGATTTAGTAATAGTATAAGATTAGGTAATACATCTAAAACAGATTCTGAGTATACCAACAACTGGTCTGAAAACGGAGAAGATGGTTCACCAATCACTATTATTAGAAATGGACAACCAGAAGATTCATCCGAAGAAGGATGGTTACCAATAACTGAAGATGTTAATAAAGATTTATCATCTATTTATTTGACTAAAGATCAAAAAATCCCTTTAGAGTTAGATAACGAAACTTATGAGGCGTTTGATGAATCACCTATATCTACCCCAGAATATTTAGAAAACCAAATCATATTAAATAGTGGTAGATTAGTATTAAACTCAAAAACAGATTCAGTATTAATATCTGCTAATAAACAAATAGCAATAACATCCATAGGTACAGTAGGTATATCTTCTGATACTAGTATTAACTTAGCAGCATCAGAGATAAACTTAGGATCAAAAGATGCTAATCAATCCTTAGTTTTAGGTGATGATTTTATGCAGCAGTTTGAAGCACTATTAAAAGGTATAAAAAACGTTTGTTCTTCCTTAGAAAAATCCCAAAACTGGCCTGGTGGGTCAGCAGTACCTAATCTCCCAACCAACGCAGCAGCAGCTAATACTAAAGCGATAACTCAATCTATTCTTAACCTAGTCAAAAACGATAAACTAATATCTAAAGTTAGTAAAACTGTATAATGGCTGTCAATCAAAAAATAACAGGTAGGGTAATAGATTCAACCACTAGTAAGGGACTAGATGGTGTTTCTGTTAGTTTAGATAAGTTTAGAGTTACAACCAAAAACGGAGGTAACTATACTTTACATATAATATCAGAAACAATACCTGAGGATAATATACAGTTTAAACTATCCAAATACGAACCCAAGAATACCCCAGCATTAAAGTTGGATGGAACACTTAAAAATCGTATTAATATTGTTAAGTTAGATAGCCTTGAAAAATCACTAGAAAAAGAAACATCTAATCTATTAGTTTTAGAAGAGAAAACAATCAATGAGCTAAATAAGTTCAATGAAAAGTCACCTGAAGCTATAGTAACAGAAACTATAAATAAGGAGGTAAATAGGATAAATGAAAGGTTAATACCCTATGCTCTAAAACTATTAGTTGCGTTTGGTATAACTTCCTTAGATCAAGCCTCTAAAAAAACATGTCCACCATTAGGTAATATATCTGGTTTAATAGCCAAAAAGAATAAACTAACAAGACAAATAAATAAACTATTAAAACTAATAAGTAGAGTAGCTAAAATAGCTAAAATACTAACAGCAATCATATTAGCGTTTAAAATAGCAAGAAAAGTAATAACAAAAAACCCAATACCAAACACAATAGGTGGACCAGGTCTTATAGGTGTAATATTTTCACTCCCCTTAGGTGTGATATCTGTAATAGAAGATAAAAAAGACAAACTAACTAAACTATTAGATAGGTTTGGAAACGTTATTGGTGTATTAACACCAGCAACAATCCCACTTGTAGCATCCCTTACTAAAGTATTGGATTTATTAAATGGAGTAGATATTTTAATAGGAGAGTGTTTAGATGAAGCAAGACAATCTGTAGTGGATGCTATCAATAAAGAACAGTTAGCAACGGATATTAATGAAGATTTGATTTTAGATGGTGTAGATGTAGATACTTCATCTCAAACAGGTACTCTAACTATAGATGATGTTGATTTTTCCAAAATAGGGGATGCTAGGCTAAAGCAAATGTTAGGTATTTCTCCTAACGTAGACTTTGATCTAAACGATTTACTATCAGGAACTTATTTACAAGTACAGTTAGACGAAGAACTTACAAATATTACCAAAGAAGAAGCTGAAGCCGGAGAACAAATCCAAACCGAATATAATGGGTTTATTTTAGCAGTAGAAACACAAGATGGAGAAACCAATACAGATCTAAAACGTCGTTATGCTGTTGGTAAAGATAGCCAAGGTGTGGTAGTAGTTAAAGGAGAACCATCATACGCTTCATCAGATCAAATACTAATAAACGAACTTATATTCACTATTGAAAAAGACGATTTAAAACCAAACTAACGTTATATTTATAATCATATGAAACTAACAGAACTTAAAAACACACTAAAAGAAGTAGTAAAGGAAGTAATCCAAGAGGAACTAAAGGATATCTTACTGGAAGCAGTTAAATCAAACAAACAACCAGTATACGAACAACAAACTTATTCAGCCCCAACATCACAACCAGCTACTCCAGAGGCAAAACAAAATATCAGAGAAAACTATATGAATGTTTTAGGTGATATGAAAGCACAGTTTACATCAGGAGACGTAGCACCACGACAAGGTCTACAAATAAACGGTCCTGTTGATACAACTTCTCCAAATGGTAAGTTACCTGAAGGTGAAGTATCTATGGATCAGATAATGGGTATAATGAATAAATAATGGCATTCGGAGAAAGACAAATATTTCCTAACGATTTACGACCTAGAGTCGCTATAGGTGTAGCTTTACCCTTTAGCGCTCCGGCTGTCTTTAACCAAACCTATCAAACTAAGGATGCTATAAAGTATAACTTAGTTAACTATTTATTAACGAACCCAGGAGAACGAATCGCTAATCCTACTTTTGGAGCAGGTTTAAAAAACTTTCTATTTGAACAAATAGAAAACGATAACTTAGAGGGTTTAGAAGAAAATATACAACAGGGTATAAACGAAAATATTCCTAACGTTATTATAGATGATTTAGAAGTAACATCAAACCCAGACCAATATACAGTGACAATATCACTAAAATATAGTATTGCTCAAACTGGATTAACAGATAACGTTGAGTTAACATTTCAATAATGGCAAAAGTAAAAAGAGACATATCGTATTTAAATAAGGATTTTGGTGACTTTAGAAATCAGTTAATAAACTTTTCTAAAACATATTTCCCTACAACATATACAGACTTTTCTCCAGCATCACCCGGTATGATGTTTATGGAACAAGCATCTTATGTAGGGGATGTTTTGAGTTTTTATTTAGATAACCAACTTCAAGAAACGTTTATACAATATGCTAGACAAACGAATAACTTATTCGATTTAGCATATATGTTTGGTTACACTCCTAAAGTAACATCTTTAGCGACTACACAACTAGATATATTTCAAATAGTACCTGCTAAAACTGTAGGTACAGGGTCACAACCTGATTTCTCATACGCTCTTGATTTTCCTGAAAACACAGAAGTTACAGGAGATGGTCAAACTTTTACTATCCAAGATAATATTGATTTTACAGTATCATCTTCCCAAGATCCTACACTAGTAACTGTAGCTCAAGTAAACGGTGCAACACCAACTTATTATTTATTAAATAAAAAACGTAATGCATCATCAGGTGATATCCAAACCACTACTTTTTCGTTTGGAGCGCATCAAGAGTTTCCAACAGTTGATTTACAAGGAGAAAATATAGCTCAAATATTAGATGTATTTGACTCTGATGGTAACGAATGGTATCAGGTTAGCGCTTTAGGACAAGACTCAGTTTATGATAAGATCAAAAACACAAACGTAAACGATCCCAATAACTCTAGTGGTCAAGAAGATACACCTTATATACTACAACTAAAACAAGTACAAAGACGTTTTGCTACCAGATTTGTAGATAATACAACACTTCAAATCCAGTTTGGATCAGGTAATGCTGAATCAAACGATGAAGAGATTATTCCAAATCCCCATAACGTAGGTTTAGGTTTACCTTACACTCAAGATAAGCTTACAACAGCTTATTCACCTACTAACTTTATTTTTACAAATACCTATGGTATAGCACCATCAAATACTACACTAACAGTTCGATATATAACTGGTGGTGGTATTACGTCTAACGTTGCTGCAAATACGTTAACCAACGTTGACACTTCAAATACGACGTTTATACAACCAACACTAAATGAATCGTTAGCTCAATATGTTTTTGATTCAGTAGCAGTGAATAATCCAGAAGCCGCAACCGGAGGAGCAGATGGTGATTCAATAGAAGAAATAAGACAAAACACTATATCAAGTTATGGTACCCAGTTACGAAACGTAACAGCCGATGATTATTTAGTACGTACTCTATCTATGCCTTCCAACTTTGGAAACATATCTAAAGCGCATGTTCAAAAACCAACTAACGCCAACTCAAATACAACGTTAGAGATTTATACTTTATCTTATGATATAAACAAAAATCTAAGAACNGCATCATCTGCTTTAAAAGAAAACTTAACAACNTATTTAAATCAATATAAGATGATAGGTGATTCAATCACTATCAAAGATGCTTACATAGTAAACATAGCTGTTGATTTTGAAATCATAACATTACCTAACTATAACAACAACGAAGTAATACGTAACTGTTTAACTGCATTAATAGATTTCTTTAATATAGACAAATGGCAGATTAACCAACCCATTATTTTAAGAAACATAAATGTTTTATTAGATCAAGTAACAGGAGTACAAACAGTAAAACAAGTAACAATAACCAACAAAGCTGGTGTATCTGAAGGATATTCTCAATATGGCTATGATGTTGAAGGTGCTACACAAAGTGGTGTAATATACCCATCAATCGATCCATCTATATTTGAAGTAAAAAACCTTAATAAAGATATTAGTGGTAGAGTAGTAACATTCTAATATGGCAATATATAAAATCTTTGCGGTAAACGACGCTACTATGTATAGTGAATATCCCTTAATGAATACAGGGTTAGACGCTATGAATGAGTCTCGTAACTGGAAAAATCCATTAGTAGACTTATCCAACCCAGTATACCACCCTAACTTATGGGGTGATGTAGGAGAAACTTGGGTTAGTAGTTCAATAACATACAATACAGAATCTTTAGAAGGATATACTACATCAGCAGTATCTCGTTTCCTAATAAAGTTTGATCAAGATGATATCAACTATGTTTTTGATAATATAGTTAAAGAAGATCCTTATGATGTTCACTTAAAATCTTATGTAGCAACAGCTCAAGGTATAGCTCAACAATCAAAGTTAGAGGTATTTCCAGTAGCTTATGATTGGACTAATGGTACTGGTCATTATGGTAATATACCTGAAGTACAAGATGGTGTAACTTGGAAACAACGAAATAATAACTTTTCAAACAATCTATGGCCCTCAAGTTCATTACCTGATTACCAACACTATGAATCTATAGAAGCAGCACCAGGTGGTGGGGTTTGGTATACAGGTTCAACAAACCCAAATATAGATTTATCATCCGCATCACAATCATACGATGTTAGAACTAAAAAAGATTTAGATGTTAAAGTAACTGACATAGTTGATGTTTGGTATTCACAATCTAAAGGTATTAATCCATATACAACTATTGAAAACAACGGATTTATAGTTAAGTGGACTGGAAGTTTAGAGTTTGAACCCTCATCTTCTATAGTACCTCAAATCAAGTTTTACTCATCAGATACCTATACAATATACCCACCTGAACTTTGTGTTAAGTGGGATGATTCAGATTTTACTACTGGATCATTAAACGTTATAGACGATACAGATATTTACATGGCGTTAGATGAAAACCCAGGTGTGTTTTATGAGGATAGTATTAACAGATTTAGAGTCAACTGTAGACCTAAATACCCAGTTCGTACATTCCAAACCGCATCATCATATACTCAAAACTATCTTTTACCATCTAGTTCATACTACGCTATTAAAGATTTAGATACTAACGAATACGTTGTAGATTTTGACGAAAACTATACTAAAATATCTGCGGATCCTCAATCATCATATTTCACAGTTTATATGAACGGTTTAGAACCAGAACGTCAATACCAAATATTAATTAAAACGTTTGTTAATAACGAAATAATAGTATACAAAGACAACAATTTTAACTTTAAAGTTCAAAATGGATAGTTATGTCAGAAAAGATAGTAGACCTTCAAAAAGAAGTATTTAATAAACTTGATTATCCAAGAACTATTAATACAGAATTTACTGAACTAAGTGTTCCATCAGTTAACGATGACTTAGAAACACAAGTTACAGTTGAGGATTTTTTTAACCTTTACAACGATTTATTTTACGATATTCCTGCTGAGGGTGATAGTAACTCTCATGCTTTTTTAGTTAGAACATCAGGTGAATATATTGCTTTTGATGATACTGATGCTGAAATAGAGGCATTAAGAAACGAAATAACTGTACTTAGAGAAGATAATTTGGAATTGGAAAAAGAAATACTTACATTGTCTAATCCCTCAACTGAATAATGGAAGAAAACACAACAATAATACAAGTTGATCCAACAACTTTTGAATATCAAGAGTATAAAACTGCTGATGAGCAGTTAATACCATCTTCCTCCTTTGATACTAACTTTTCATCTTCATCTGATTACATAGAACTTTATGTCTACGATGATAATAAACAAATAGTATCACCAGATGAAACATATGAGTTAAAACAATATAAAGTACAAGAAGGAGACATAGTATTAAACCCAACAGAAAACCTTAAAGAACTAGGGTTTACAGAGGGTAACTATTACACAGTATACAACACATATAGACGTAGATTAGGGTCATCTATTAAGGATAGATATTATATTGACGAAATATCACCATCTAGAACAGAGATTAGATTAAAAACTAATCAGATGGATGATCAACAAGTGTATAATACGTTTGTTAACTTCCAAGAATATAGAGAAAGAAGACCATATTTTGTTGATTTCCAACTTAACTTTGGTAATAACCAACAAGTTATTGCTAATAATATTGATGTTACTCCAACAACTAGAGATCAACAAATAACAGTATTAATAAAACTATATGAACCTTTACCACCAAACTTTTCGGTAAAGGATACACTATGGGTTGTTGAAGAAATATCAACACCACAAGCATATAAAGTAGAATACGCTGTTGAAGAAGTTGAAATCGATGACGATTTTGAGTTTATTCAAGGTCCCAACTTTAACCTAAACGTAAATAACGAAGTAGGTGTAGCATCAGATACTTTTACATATAGTTCAATACTTGAAACACCTCTTACATCTTCACTCCAACAACTAAAATCACTTTTAGCTGAAAAGAGTATTAATATCAATATTGATTACTCTAAATACAATCAGTTTATTAAGTTTTCAACAGCCGAGGAACGTTTAAAAAACTTTTACTATAAAGCATCTTTATTAGAAGCAACACAAACTCAACTTGAACAAGATATATATTCAATAACTGGTTCAGCAACGAGTTCAATATCTTTTTCATCTTCAAAAGCATCTTTAGAGGCTATTGTAAATAGTACAATAGATAACTTTGATGGGTATGAGTATTTTTTATACTTTAATAGTGGATCATCGGCATCTTGGCCTAAATCTTCTTCCACTTTACCCTACACCCTATATCCCACTGGTTCAACACAAGTAGCAGAGTGGTTTGGTTCAAACAACGAAGGATCTATTTACTATGGTGGTCAAATATCATCAGCATCCCTATATGATAGAGATAATAACGATGCCCTATTAAATACTATACCAGAATACTTAGTTGAAGACCCAGCAAATGAACAATATCAGTTGTTTATAGAGATGATAGGTCAACATTTTGATAACGTTTGGACTTATACTAAAGATGTAACTAATAGATTCGATGCGGATAATAGATTAGACTATGGTATATCAAAAGATTTAGTAGCAGATGCTATTAGAGAGTTTGGTATAAAACTATATTCAAATAACTATGATCAAGATGATTTATATAAAGCATTTTTAGGTATAACATCAGAGGGTTCAACATTCCCCGTATCCAATATCACGGGTAGTTCGCCTGCAGAAGGTATTGATTTAGTGACAAACGCCATAAGCGCATCAAACGATATAATCGCTCAGAACGATGTTTTAAAGCGTGTTTACAAACGAATATATCATAACATACCCTACTTATTAAAAACTAAAGGTACTAAAGCAGGTTTAAGAGCTTTAATATCAACTTTTGGTATATCTAATACTATATTGGATGTAAAAGAATATGGTGGTTCACCTAAAAAACCAGCAGTATATAAAACTCAAGAAAATATCTATAACTATTATTTAGATATGACTGGATCTCAATCAATACAAACTGATTTTGAATTAAATACTGATTGGAGTGGTTCTTATAATAGACCTCAAACAGTTATGTTTAGGATGAAACCTGAAACTGTTCACTCCTCATCTTTAGGTCCTACAAATAATATACAAAAAGTATTTTCTTTAGATAGTGGAACTACTCTAACACTAGAATATACAGGATCATCAGGAGTCACAAGTCCATATAGTGGATCAGTTGTAGACCCAGAATATCAGTTTGCTAATCTAAAGTTATTTCCACTAGGACAAGGTGTTGGTAAACCTACAGCATCAGTATACCTACCATTTTTTAATGGTAGTTGGTGGAGTGTTATGGTTAACTTTGTATATGGGGTAGGTTTTACCCTAACAGCTAAAAGTAAAAATAGTGAATATGTAGCTTCATCCGCTATTCAATATAGTGATACTGATACATTTTCTTTAACAGGATTGAATCCATGGATAGGAGCAACAACAGCCGATTTTGGATCTCCAATTTCTCCAGCATCTCATTTTTCAGGTGGTTTGCAGGAAGTAAGATATTATACATCTGAAATATCAGATGATGCTTTTGCAGATTTTACCCTAAACCCACAATCATATATTGGCACAGGAGTAAATTCAGCACCTGAAGAGTTAGCTTTTAGAGCAGCTTTAGGAAGTGAGTTATATACAAGTTCAATAAGTATTCACCCTAAAATATCAGGATCATGGCAGGTATAAATTCATTTGCAACTAATAGTAACTTTACTATTTCGAATCCTTCATTTAAGGTAAATAGAGAAAAGACTGCTCAAAACCAAATACCAGCAGGTATTAGTTCAGAAATAAACAATACAATAATCATAGATACTACTACATCAGGATCAACAACGTTGTCACCTATGAGAAGTATTCAACAAAAAGATTATAGTAATCAAAGAGATGTAGACGCTGGATATGTTGAAGTCGCATTTTCTCCAACTAACCAAATCAATAAAGATATTGTTGGTCAAGTAGGGTATTTTAACTTAGGTGATTATTTAGGTAACTTAGAACAGATGTCAACTGACACTAATAGTTACCATAGTTTAGATGTATTAAGAGACGAATACTTTACTAAATATACTAAGTCATATGATTTAAATGATTTTGTAAGACTAATAAAGTTTTATGATAACTCTTTATTTAAGATGGTTAAGGATTACGCACCATCTAACGTATCACTAACATCAGGTGTTGTAGTAAAACAACACATATTAGAAAGAAATAAACATAGAAGAACTTTAGTATCAACTAGTAATGAAACTTTAACTGGATCAATAGGTCAAGTAGAAACGTTTTCAGGTGGAGCTGGTGGTCAAGTAAATAGATATCAAAATCAAAGTAAACCAACTTTCGATATAACCCAATCTTGGTCTGAAATAGTTCAAACACTAAATGGTCCCACTACGTTATCATCAACCGACCAATCTGGATTTTATACTGGAGAATATGGTAACCCAACATCAGATAATGCATCGTTTGTTCAAGTAATAAAGGGAGATGGTGGGGTAGATTGTTCTGCTTTCACAAACCCAACGTTTGAAGATACTCAAGTAATACCTATATTTTTAACAACTTCTAACTTTACAGAAGATGAGTTTTTATCTCAGGATGTAATACCTAATAGAGGTATTGTTTGGTTGTGGCATGATGGTTCTAATGTTAAACATATTAAGGTAGCAAGTACATCTAGAGATGGTGTTAGTATAGCAAGAGAGTTATCTCAAGCAACAGCAATCCCTATATTATTAAACAACCCATCAGAAAATCCCATTCCACCAAGTTTACCAAAGTTAAAAACAAGATTTTATACCTGGAATATAACTAATAGGCAAATTTTTGATAGTTATGTATACTTTGAACCTAATATAGTTGAATCACCTAATATATTAACATCAGAAGATGCTAACATATTTGATATAGAGTTCGAATCAACTGGAGACTTTAGATGGTTAGCAACTTCATCAGGTACACCTTCTAACCCCCTTAGATTAGATGGAATATATGAATCAATCCCTCAAGGGTATTTTCCTCTTACTCCCACTTTCCCTAAAGAACAGTTTTTTAGAGGTTGGGATGGGGCTGACTATTTAATAGAACCAAACGAATATTATGGTGGAACTGGAATTATTATTGATAATATAGGTAACTTTGATGTAGGTACAAAAGAAATAAATACAGCTATAACATCCTCAAACGCAGAAGTATATGGGAAATTAGCAGGAACACCAGAAACACCTTGGTTTATGAATGCTCCCCAACAAATGGTTCAATATCCATCTGCTTTAATAGCAGACCAAAACCCAAATGTTATACCTAGAACCATAATAGTAACTGCTTTAATATTAACTCCTCTTACTACTAACTGTTCTACACTAAATAAAAACTCAACTGGGGATACTATAGCTATAAGATATCAGGGTAATGAAGATCTTTTTGATGTAAATTCATTTAATAAACTAGTGTTAAAAGAGGGAATAAATGGGTTTGCTATAGTAAAAGATATCATGTTATATGATGTATCAACATCAGGAGTAGATTGGACATCATCTTCAATTGTTAAACCATCTATTACACCAACAAATCTACCTAGTGGTATTTATGGTGTGAATAAACTTTCAGCTCAGAACAACGATAGTATGATTGTAAGTATTGGAGATATTAATGGGCAACAAGGTATTACACAAATAGGATATTGCTTCTAAATATAAAATAAATGGCAAGAGATACACAACCAGATAACGTCTTTTTAAAGTTTACTAACGCTAATACTCTTTCAGGTAATAATGATTTAACTTATTACTATAGAGAAGGAGTGATTTATGCTACTGGAACTGAAAACCTATTAGAACCTAAATATCTAAATCTAGACCCATCTACAACTAGTAGGACAACACGTATAAAATCAAAATCTGATCCTATCATAAACGGAGGGGTATTTATAACTCCTGAGGGAGAAAGTATACCCCATGGTGTTAACGATGAAATATATGCCTCATCTAATTACTTTGGGAACCAAAATATGAATACTGATTATAACTCACAACTATTTAATAATAGTTGGTGGTATGATACTCAGGCTCATAGAGCATATAAAATATATTTTGTGTTATCATATACTGAAGTTACTAATATATTTGGTACACTTTATTACAACTGGGAAGTAGCTAGTGCTAACATAGTATACAAATCAGCATTACAAGACCCCAACGACGGAATATACACTTTTTCATCACTACCAGTCCAAAACGTATCAGTTACATCCTCAGCAAAGTTTAAATCTCCAAAAGGGTTTGATACTTGGGGTAAAGCTTCATTAAACTTATACCTTAATAATACTATATATACCTCATCTTATGTAGTAGCACCACATACCAAATCAGGTAGTATTGATATATTAACAACAATCCAACCCTCCTCCCTCAACTTAAACGATACAGTTAGACTATCACTTTCAGTTGATAACGATTCTAACCTAATAGATCCCTTAATAGTAACAGAATACTCTATGTCGTTTTCTACCCCAGGTGGTTCTTCACAAGCTGAATCATATTTAGGGTTAACAACAGGATTAGGATTAGATAATAACCCAGATTGTCAACCTACTTTAAATAACGTAATATCATCTAGACAATCTTTATTTATAGAGGATGTAGATTACTCTAACTCATCTAACTTAAGTGGATCTGGTATTTTATTACCTCAAAATATTGAGTTATTACGTCAAAACTCAGCTGAAAAAGCATCAACCCCTGACTCAAACTATACTCAAACATCACATACTCGTGTTAGGTATGATGGAACTAAAACAACACGTAAAGAAATAAATCAATATCAAGAAGGAGAACCTACTAATAACTTAGGATCTATACCTAACGTTGAATCATTAAACGCGTATTTAGGGTACTTTAGTAAAGTTGTAGATCCATATCCTAACTTAAATAATAAAACCGCTTTATTTGTAAAATATCTTATTGATGCTTCATCAACCCTTTATGACCCATCACTATCAGATGTAAACTTTAATAACTTAGAGAACACTTTTAAACTAAAAGATTCAAATAACGAACCAACTAACGTTATAATAAGTATACAAAGTATTGATGAATCTAAAGAACTGAAAAATCTAGAATCAGTTACACCATCAGTTTATTCTGTAGGTACTTATCCTAGTCCCATCTTATTTTCTCAAAACTCATCAACTACCAACGCTAGCTCTATTCCACTATTAGGAAATCCAAATCAAACAGCAGGAAGTCCTTGGTGGGATGTAAACCCATTAAATAGAAAAGAGTTAAGATGTTTATCAAGTCAACTGATTAACACATATGATTCAAACTATTATATGGGAAGTATACCATACAACCCAGGTGAAAATACAGCTTTCCCATCAGGTTTAGAACCATCGTTTACGAAGTTTGATCCTGTGACATCACAATGGTCTTTAGTATCACAAAGTTTATCAACACCTGGAGATGAGTTTAGATTTGAAAATGATGAAAATCATACCTTCAAAGTAGTAGATGTTAACTATACAGCATCAACATCATTAACCATCACTTTAGATAAAGAAGTAGACGCAAGTATAAATCCTAACTTCTTCTTAATAAGGAGGTTGGCCTATAACCCAGGCTTCGTTATCTTAAACGAACAAAAACCATATGGATTTCCAGTTTCAGCATCTTCTTCACCAGGTATTGTTACACCTCAGTATAGAGTTGAAGCACTAAAGCAAAATCCAGATGATATTATAACATCACTTATTGAAAAGAACTTAATATAATCATATTTATAATAAAATATAACATACCAAATGGGCTATTTAAATAACAGCGTTGTAACAGTCGACGCTATTCTAACAAAAAAAGGAAGAGAATCGTTAGCTAAAAACGATGGTTCTTTCCAAATCACTCAGTTCGCTTTAGCAGATGACGAAATCGATTATACACAATATAATCCTAACCACCCATCTGGATCTTCATATTATGGAGAAGCTATTGACAATATGCCTCTATTAGAAGCATTTCCTGATGAATCACAGATTATGAAGTATAAGTTAGTAACTCTACCAAGAGGAACAGCTAAACTTCCAGTATTAGATGTTGGTTATACAGCAATCACTTTAAAACAAGGTGCTCAACTTGCTATTACACCTCAAACACTTAACTATCTTGACGCAGCTCAGTCATTTGAAACAAGTGGATACGCAGCAACAATCGCTGATATTAGATTACTATCTAACTTTAACGGTGTTGGTATCAATACAGATGCAGCAACATCAGCAAATACAAACTCAACAACTACTATAGGTACAAACGTATCCAAAACTGTTATTGGAACACAAATCAACCTAAGAGCAACTACTATTAATACGTTATTTGGGTCTAACTCATCAATAACAACTACTCTAACAATCATAGGTTTAGATTCAGGTGCTCGTATTACTGTTCCTATTACTATTAATAAAACATCAACAACATAAGATATGGGATTCAAAAGATTAGATCCAGAAGATTTTTTAGTAAGTGCAGATTCTGTATCTCAAACAGTATGGAGTAACGAGACTGTAGAGTTATCTACTTTCTTTACCTCTTCAGCACAAAGGGTAGCCTCTCTCTCAGGTGAATATTATTTAGCTGTAAACCAATCTGCAACAAACGTAGCGGGATCAACCCCTCAGTTTGATATAGCATATGGAGATAAAACATCAGGTGGTGGAGTATATTTTAATGATGCTGTACCTGGTAAATCTACAACATCTACTATCTATGGTCAATATCGTACTTTAGTATTAGAAGATGAAGATAAAGATTTTACCTTTAACTCATCATACGCACCAGGATACATCTACGCTCTATCAATCGAAAGATCAAGATATAAAGAGAAACTACTACCTGGAACCCTATCTTTAACACTACAAGGATCAACAGGTAATGCTATTACACTTACTGATAACTCAAATGATGTAACTCTACCAACATATTTTGGTACACAAAGAGCATATCAAATAGTAAGACAAGGAGTAAACGCAGGTACATCAGATGGTATTAATGGTGGTTATACTAACTCAGGATCATATGGTCTATTTTTACCTGACACAGGATTAATATTACTAAATGGGTCAGCTTTAGATCAAACAGCTGGAATACCTACAGTTGGTAATCCTAATATTGGTATTGGTTTAGGAACAAATAGAAACTTAGATGTAGCAGGAGATAATAACTCAAAACTATTTGAAGCTATTGTAAGAGGATCATCATTTAAAGTAAACTGTGAAGAAACCCTATCATCGGATTTTATATTCGTTAGATCAAGAAACTCAGAGTTTAACTACTCAGAAAACCCATCATTTATTAAAGGTGCAACTGGTGAGGTGTATTGGGATTCATATATAAACGCACCACAAACGTATGTAACAACGATTGGATTATATAACGACCAAAACGATTTACTAGCAGTAGCCAAGTTGTCAAAACCGCTTTTAAAGGATTTTACAAAGGAATCACTTGTTAGAGTAAAGTTAGATTTCTAAATGAATGAGCGCATACAAACAATTCAATTCATCAGACATAATTGTTTCACCACTAGAGGTAAACAAGGGGTATAGGTCAACTGTTGTACCTATAGTATCCTCATCTGGTGGGTATTCCTTTATATCTTATGGAGTTGGAGAATACTCTGAAAGTTTAGAAAGAAACGATGCTTTTGGTTATACAAATAAGATAGAAAGGTATTTAGGTCAAAAGATTGATTATGGTAATGCCAATAATTATTCGACTGGTATTTACACCACATACAAAGAATCTTCTATTTATAACTCTATAAAACAATTATACTACACTAACTATATTTCAGGGAGTTTAGATAGTAATGGAGATTTTATAATGTCTGATGCTAGTCTACCATATTTTAGACCTGATGGAGTTGTAACAGGTTCTAATTATAATACAATATATGACAACTATAGACAAACTGATCTATTAGAACAAAAATATTTCCCAAGCCCACCAAAGATTGGGGGAGAATTTAGGGATGGTACTCCTGATATAGCAGTATTATCCTTTCCTTCAAATATATTTGGAGACAAAATCCAACCAGGATCATTTGAATTTGACTTTGGAGAGTATAAAAGTTCACCAAGTGGTAGTTACATAGATGATGGTGAGGGTAGAGTTTTATCATCTTCAGGAGCAGTAGTAGGTAATATTATATATTCCCATGGGATGGTAGTAATAACAAATCCACACCCAGATCCATTTGGTTATGGTTTACAGGATTATAGTTTTAGTAACTATGGTAGGAATGAAGAAAGTAGAGACTTTTTTATGGGATTTGTATCTGGGTCCAATATGACAGCCTCAATATCATCATCATATACTTTTTATGAGACACAATATAAAGTAACAGTAGGTGAAAGTGAATTTAACTACTCACAAAACCCATCTTCCATATCAGGAAGTGATGGTATACCTCATAACTTTATAACAGGCTCATATTTTACACCCTATATTTCAACTATAGGTTTATATAATGATGCTCATGAATTATTAGCTGTAGGTAAGTTGGCAAAACCACTCCCTACATCTAAAACAACAGATACAACTATTTTAATAAACATCGATAGGCACTAAAGATGTTTAATATTTATAATATATCAAATAAAATAAATGGCTAAGA